GCGGCACGGCACGGCGAGGCACGGCGCGGCACGGCGAGGCAAGGCGCGGCGCGGCAAGGCGCGGCTGGGCAGGGCAAACACGAGACACGCGGGCGGTAACAGCGTGACAACTTTATGAGCGGACACGTCTATTTTTTCCACGACGGCAGGCATTGCAAGATCGGCTACACGACGCCCGATTTAAAGCGCCGCCTGTGGGCCGCGCATGTGTGGAGCCCGCACGCGCTGAATATTGTCGGCACGATATTCTCAGAATTTCCCGATCAACTCGAAAAAGCGATACACCTACAACTGGCACATCGCAGACTCGTGAAACCAAGCGGGAACGGCGAATGGTTCGACCTGACCCTCGACGAAACAACCAAGGTCATCACAGAAAACCAAAATGGACAACTCAGACAGTATCATCACAGCGAAGCTTACGGGCATCCGGCCCATCATGTTCGACCGCTACGGCGGGGACAACAAGACCAAGCTGGAGGACTTGGACAAGATGTATTGCGACGCGCATGGGACGTGTGGAATCCCCGTGCTCAACGTGTTCAGCCTCCTGTCAGCGGAAAACACGCCATCGGTTGCGAAGCGTTTCTACGGCAAGCAGGGCCGCGACGTGGCGCAGGGCATTAAATCGTTCTGCAATATCGAGGCGACGGAAGGCGGCGACGCGATGTTCGCTCCCATCATGGATGCGGACGGCAAGCCATACAATAGCGCCGACCCGCGCATCCAAATCATGTCGCACGTTGCGCGGCTTCCAAAGGGCATCCCAAACCCCAAATCGCGCCCGATGATTCCGAACGGCTGGAGCGTCACCTTCTGTTTCGAGTTGCAGCCGAATGAACTGCTGAACTCCGCGACGCTGCAAAAGATGATTACGCAGGGCGGTATCCTCGGACTCGGCACGTTCCGACCTATCTTCGGGCGATACAAGGTGACGTGGATTTGATTTAGGCAGGTCTCGGCGAGGCGCGGGCCGGGCAGGGCGCGGCGCGGCGCGGCACGGCGCGGCTGGGCAAGGCGCGGCGCGGCACGGCAAGGCAAACACAAGGGCGGCACTGGCAACGGTGCCGCCCTCAGTTTTGCGCTTGCAACCCCGGCGCGGTGCGGCTATACGCAGCGCCAACAATGGCCGCAGTCACGACAACGCAGGGCGTGCCGCTCACGATTGAGAGCGGCAACGAGTATCACTTCACGGTGAACTACCCCGACTATCCGGTTGGCACATGGACGGCGGCATTCGTCATCGTGTTGAGCACCGGCACCCCGAGCAGCACGGCAGCGACCACCAGCGGCAGCGACTTCCTCGTTACGCTCACCAGCGCAGTCACGGCGGCACTCGCGCCGGGCGACTACACCTTTGCGGTTTACGTCACGTCCAGCAGCCAGCGCACCACGGCGGAGACTGGCAAGATTTCCATTCTGCCCAACTTGGCCGTCGCGCGCACGGCGACGTTTGCCGAGGCGCAGGTTGCGCTGCTTAAAACGGTGATGGCTTCGTTCGCAGCGACCGACAAGCAGACCGTGAACTTCAACGGACAGAGCTTCACTCGCTACGCCATCGCGGACTACCAAAAGCAGCTTGTGTATTTCCAAGCCGCCGTGATTCGTGAGCAGCAGACGCAGGCCGCATTGCGCGGCGAAGTGAGCGGAGGGCGCGTCGCACTCGACTTCATCGCCGCCGATTAACCCCATGAGAAACCCTTTCCGCTGGCTCAAAGAAAAGCTCTCCCGCTCCTACAAGGACATCGCGGGCGTCGGCGTGAGCTACAACAAAGACTGGGCGCTGAACACGCAAAGCGAGGACGCCGACTTGTGGCAGTCCGCCTACGCGCTGACAGCCCGCACGCGCGACCTCGCGCGAACGAACCCGACGTTCATCCGCTATCGCGAACTCATCTGGGGCAGCGTATTCGGCGAGGCTGGCACGATGCTGCGCATGAAGGTGAAGGAGCAGGAGGATCGCGTCATTCACACCCCGCAGGAAAAGTCTGCCATCCTCGCGCACGATGAGCGCCGCCGCCGCGTGATGGAATGGGCAGCGAAAAAGGACGGGCGCGAATACACGCACGAACCGCTTTACCGAGGCTTTGGAAACAACGGCAACCGCGTCGCGCAAATCAAAGTCGGCGAGCAGGACGTGTTTGCCTGCCAGCTTATTGAGCGGAAGTGGAAGGAGTGGCAGCGCGCGCAGTATTGCGACGTGCGCGGCACCCGCACCTACGCGCAGATCCGCCAGCTTCGTCTTTGGAGCGCCATTCGTGACGGTGACTTTTTCATCCGCATGATTCGTTCGCCGCGCGTGAACAAATTCGGCTTCTCGCTGCAACTCATCAACGCGGAATGGGTGGACAGATTCGCCAACGCCAAGCTCGAAAACGGAAACGAAGTCCGCATGGGCATTGAATACGAGTTCACCGAGTTCGGCACCGGCAAGCCCGTCGCGTATTACTTCATCAAACGCCAGCCAATGGACTGGCAATTCAGTGTGCAGAAAGCATTCGGCAGCGTCGGCCCGCTACACGACCGAATTGACGCTCGCGACATCATCCACTACGCGCGCCCTGTGGACGCCGATGCCACACGGCCCGCGCCGTGGGTGGCAAGCGCCATCCCGACCGCCCGCCAGCTTGACCAATACGCCATCGCCGAGGTTGTCGCAGCGCGCTCGCAGGCGTGCAAGGTGGGCTGGCTTTCCAGCACCGTCGTCCCCGAAGGCGGAGTGCCGACAAACGTTGACCCGCGCACTGGCGTCCCGCGACAGGAACTCACACCCGGCAGCATCGTCGGCCTGCCGTGGGGAGTGGAATACACAGAGAGCGACCCGAAACATCCCAACGGGAATTTCGAGGCATTCCGCAAGGCGCAACTTCGGCACCAAGCGGCCGGAATGCCCGGCGCTGCTTACAGCGAACTTGCGAACGATTACGAGAGCATCAACTTCTCAGCGGGCCGACTTCAACGGCTTGCGACGGATGCGATGACCTACATGATCCAGCGGTTCGACATTGACGTTGCCGAGGTGCCAATCTTCGAGGCATGGCTGGAAATGTCGCTGCTCACTGGCGAGATCCCGCTTCCCGCTGCCAAGTTTGAAAAGTTCAACGCCCCGCACTTCCAAGGCCCGCGCACGCCGCAGGTTGACGAGGTGAAGGAAGTCACAGCAGCCGCACTGCGCATCGCGAATCATTTCAGCAGCGACCAGCACGAATGCGACCAATACGGCGTGGACTTTGAGACGATGCTTTTCGATCAGGCAGAGGCCAACATGATGAAGGAAAAGGTCGGCATTGGCACCATCAAGACGGTTGAAACGCCGCCGCCGCAGGCGCCCACCGAGGCCGAGGAGGACGACGAAGCGGAAGTTGAAACAGAGCCGGAAGATGAAAAGCCCAAACCGGCGGCGAAGAAATCGCGCATGACAAAAAGCAAGCGCGTGAAACTCAAATGAAGAAACCCGGCCCAGCCAAAAAGAAAAAGAAGCCGCGCAAGCCGCTTCCATTTGAAATCGAAAACCGCGACCCTCAACACCTATTCACACGATGAAAAAAACAATCGAAATCCCCGAAACGCTTTTCCGCAGCGGCACCGCCGCATTCGACAAGGAAAGCGGAGTTGTGCGCCTCAGTTTTTCAAGCGATGCGCCAGTCCTTCGACGTACTCGCAGCGGAGAGCAGTATTACGAAATCCTCGACCACTCCGAGCGCGGTATGAACAAGGAACGGCTTCGCGCCGGGACGAGCCTGCTATTCAATCACAACCCCGAAATTCTGATCGGGCGTAACACGTTTATTGGAGTTGAGAACGGGCGCGGATATGTGGATTCCAAAATCTCGCGCGCCGATGACGTGAAATCCTACGCAACGAAAATCGAAGAAGGCATTCTATGCGATTCGAGCGTTGGCTATGGCATCGAGGACGACGGCGAAGAAATCGGAATGCGCAACGGTATCCCCGAAGTGCGCTTTCGCTGGCAACCGCATGAGGTTTCCCTTGTCACGATTCCGGCAGACGTATCCGTTGGAATTGGACGAGAGGAAACTACCACAGTTTTCCGCAGCATTAGTTTTTCTATTGACAGCAACAATAAACCCGCTACAACCACAACCGAACCCAAAAACACCATGAGCGAACCCGCCGCACCCAACGCACCCGAAACCCCGAGCATCAACATCGTCGCGGAGCGCCAATCGGCGGTTGCGACGGAACGCAAGCGCGTAGCTGATATTCAGGAACTCAACACCCACTTCACGCAGAAAGGCATTGCAGGCCGTCGCGTGGATGCTGGCAAGCTCGCCGAACGCATGATTGCGGACGGCAAGACCGCTGACGACTTCCGCAATGAAGTCATCCGCACCGAGCTTCCCGAACTCAAGCCCATCGAGACTTCGCCCGAAGTCGGCATGAGCAAGCGCGACCTTTCCGGCTATTCGCTCGTTCGCGCAATGAACGGCGCGATTGGTGCGATGAAGGGCCAAAGCTGGAGCGGCCTTGAAAAAGACGCCAGCGAAGCCGCCGCGAAGATCGCAGGCCGCTCGACGCAGGGCTTTTTCATCCCGCACGACGTGATGCAGTCTCGCGCGTTGACGACCAACGTGTTCAGCGCAGCCGGGGCTTTCGTAAACACCTCCGCGCAGGGCCAGTCGCTCATCGAGCTTTACCGGAACAAAATGCACGTCGTCGCCCTCGGCGCTCGCGTGCTGACCGGGCTGCAAGGCAACCTCGCCATCCCGTCTCAGACTGGCGGCGCAACCGCTTCGTGGCTGTCCGAAGATGCGACCATCACCGCCAGCGCGCAGACGGTCGGACAGGTCTCGCTCACGCCGCACCGCCTCGCCGGTGCGACCGCATTCACGTATCAGCTGCTCGCGCAGTCCTCGCAGGACGTGGAGAACTTCGTTCGCAATGACCTGATGACCGTGCTCGCCATCGAGAAAGACCGCGCGGCCCTCAAAGGCTCCGGCGTTTCCGGCGAGCCGCTCGGCATCTACGGCACCGCGAACAAATCCACCAGCGTCACGCTGGCGGGCGCGAACAGCATGACCTACGCGAACGCGGTTCAGTTCGAGACGAACGTCGCGCTCAACAACGCGGACATGGGAAGCCTCGGCTACCTGACCAGCGTTCAGGCCAAGGCCAACGCCAAGCTCATCGCGGAAATCAACAGCACCAACAGCAACCCGGTCTGGAAAGGTGACATGGTGAACGGCTACACCGCCCGCGCCACGAACCAACTGACCACGCTTCCGAGTGTTATTTTCGGAAACTGGAGCGACCTCATCATTGGCGACTGGGCAAGCAACGAAGTGATCGTTGACCCCTATTCGCTTTCCATGCAGGGCCAAGTCCGCATCGTGATGCAGCAACTCACGGACGTTGCCATCCGGCACGCCAAATCGTTCAGCATCTCCACCACGTAGTCCTAGCCGCAATCAACCCACTCCAACAGACCCAAACAACATGGCCACACAATCCGACATCAACGGTTCACTTACAGCGTTCTCGCTCGTCCCCGCCGTCAATCTTCTCGTCGCCGCAGGCACGCAGACTTATACTGGCGTTGACTTGCAGGACTACATCAACAACGTGAAGCTCATCTTCACGCACGCGGGCGCAGCCGCAGACGGCGCGAACTCGCTGCAAGTATCCATCCTCGACAGCGCGGACAACACCACGTTCGCCGCGACCGCTGGCCTGCCGACATTCGCCGCCATCACTGCCGACAGCGGCATGGTGAGCGTCGCGCTCGACTCGCGCAACTGTCGCCGCTACATCCAAGGCAAGCTACTCACGTCCTCGACCACGGCGACGTTCCGCAGCGCACTTGTCGGTGTCGGCCTCAAGCGCGTCATCTAGTCACTGGTTGGTATTCATCTCGGGCCGCGCAGAGAAATCTGCGCGGCCCTTGTTTTTTTGTGCTTGCCATTCTGAAAACCAAGCGTTAGGAATGGCGCATGAAAAAGAAAAAGCACCCAGCCGCCGTCGCGCTCGGCAGCATCAAAAGCGCGAAAAAGGCGAAGGCGTCACGACGCAACGGCAAACTCGGCGGCAGGCCGAAGAAGGAAGCGAAATGAGCAAGCGCAAGAAGGCAGCACCGCCAGCACCGCGCACGATCACGCAGTCGCGCGACCCGTATCGTGCCGAACTCATTCGCGCGGGAAAGCTAGGCGAGGAAGGCAAGCACGATGAAGCCGAAGCTATCTGGCGCACGTATCTCGAAAGCTGCCCAGAAGATCCAGACGTGTGCTTCAACGTCGGCGTGTGTATCATGCGTCGTGCTGATTCGCCTGCACTTCGATTCGAGGCCGCGCAGTTTTTTGAGCGCGTAGTCCAAAGCCCGCACGCGGAGATCGAGCGGAAGGCGGATGCGATGAACAACATGGGCCTGATGATGGAGCGGTGCGGCAAGACGGAAAAGGCCGCGACCGCCTACGCCTTCGCGCTGAAAATGTTTCCCGCGCACAAGGCGGCGCGCGTGAATCTTGGCGACGCGAAGCGATTCATGGGCGACTTCGCGGGCGCGCGTGGAGAATACGACGCCGTGCTCGACCAAGACCCCGAATCACCCGAGGCGCACTTTTGCGCGGGCATGATTGCGCTGCTCTTTGGCGAATGGGAGCGCGGATGGCGCGAGTATCGCTGGCGCTACAAGGCACCGAGCTTCAAATCGAAACCGTTTGCCAGCGAAGCACCGCCGTGGGAAGGCGAGCCGCTTGACGGCAAGACGCTGCTCATCGTCGCAGAGCAAGGATGGGGAGATCAAATCATGTTCGCCCGATACGCGCAGGAGTTGAAGCGCCGCTGGACTTCGTGCTCAGTTTGGTATCACTGCGACCCCGCCATGCACGCGCTTCTTTCCGGCGTGTATGGAGTGGATCGCGTGGTGTTCAACCCGACCGATGGATTCGATTACGTTTCCCCGGTGATGGATCTCCCGCATTGCACCGGCATGAAATCCGAAGCCGACATCCCGCAAGGGTGCTGCATTCGCACCATGCCATCGTGGGCGCCGTGGTCACTTCACGTCGGCAATGTGCTCAGGAAGCGCGTGGCGCTTGTGTGGGCAGGCTCGCCGATGCACGGCAAGGACAAGGCGCGCAGCATCCCGGCGAGGCTGTATCAGCCGCTCATTGACGCGCACCCCGAGTGCGACTTTTTCTCGCTGCAATGCGGGCCAGCGCAGCCCGAGGTTTCCGAACTGAAAGGCATCACCGACCTCGCGTTAGAGGTGCGGAACTGGACGGACACCGCGCAGATGCTCGCGTGCATGGACTTGCTGGTAAGTGTGGACACCGCGTGCGTCCACCTCGCGGGCGCAATGGGGACGCCAGCGTGGATGCTTTGCCCTACGTCGCCGGATTTCCGCTGGCAACTCACGCGCGAGGACAGCCCTTGGTATCACAGGATGCGCCTTTTTCGGCAGACCGACCGCAATGACTGGCAAACTCCAATCCAAGGAATCACCGATGCACTCACGACTTTCTGACTTCATTGCGGCCCGCGCCGCTGAGACATACGCCGAGCCGCGCACAACCGGACACGACGGCCTAACCGCGCAGATGGCACCGCTTGTCGCTGCGATGCTGCCAGCGGGCGCGAGCGTGCTTGACGTGGGCTGTGGTCAAGGCCCGGCGCTGGACTGGTTCCAGCAGCACGGGCACTACCCAATCGGCATCACCACCAACACGGCAGACCTTCGCGTGTGCGAGGCGAACGGGCACGAAGTTCACCCGGTGGACATGCACAAGCTGCCGGATTCGTTCGAGAGGTATCCCTTCGATTGCGTATGGGCTCGGCACGTTTTGGAGCATTCCGTGATTCCCTTTTTCGTGCTGCACGAATTTGCGCGCGTGCTGAAACCTGGCGGCATCCTCTACGCGGAGGTTCCATCACCGGGCACGGATTGCCGACACGAAACGAACCCAAACCATTACAGCGTTTTGACGTGCGGAATGTGGCTGCAACTCATCACCCGCGCAGGCTTCAAGATTCTGGAAGTGCGCGAAATCAACATCAAGACAGACGCAGGGCCGGATCTCTACCACTCAATCATCGCCAAGAAAAAATGACTATTCACTACTCTGGCCAGCAAGGAGGCCCCTTCGGTTGGGGCACATTCGGCGCGGCAATGGCGCGCGAGTTCAAGCGCGCGGGTGTGTGGGCGGAACGCGAAGCTGCGGACGTGATATTCCAGCCGCTCGCCGACAACAACTTCACGCCATCTGTACCACTCGGAAAACGCAACATCGCGATGAGCTTTTTCGAGTTCGCCCTCGGGCCGGATGCCAAGGCGAACGCGGACAAATTTGAGACGGTGTTTGTCGGTTCGACATGGTGCCAGCAGCGATGCATCGAGGCTGGCATCCTCAATACGCGCGTGCTCATCCAAGGAGTTGACGGCGACATCTTCAAACCGCAGCCGCCGCGCGAACCGGACGGCACGCTTCGCATTTTCAGCGGTGGCAAGTTCGAGTATCGCAAGGGGCAGGACCTCGTAATCGCCGCCTTCCGCGAGTTCGTGAAGTCGCATCCCGAGGCGCACCTTGTCTGCGCGTGGCACAACCCTTGGCCGGCGCTTTTCAAGACGATGGCGCACACGAAGGCAATCAGCCCGCTGGCGCACGGCGCAACTCAGCCGGAGTTTTTCCGCAGCCTGATGCACAATAACGGCCTCGCCGATTCACAGTTCACCATCCTTCCGCAACTTAGCCACGCCGCGCTCGCGCGTGAGATGGCAAACACGGATTTCGGGCTTTTCCCGAATCGGTGCGAGGGCGGAAACAACCTCGTCATGCAGGAGTATCTTGCGACCGGAAAGCTAGCGGTGGCAAACACCGCAACCGGCCACTGGGACATGCGATGCGAGGACATTCTGGAAATCCCATTCACAAAGGACGAAAACCACTGGGCGGTTCAGACCGTTGACGACATCGTTCGCTCAATGATTCACGCCGCCAGCGACCACGAACCATTGGAGCTTCCTAGCGCGTGGCGATGGACATGGGAAGCCGCATCCCGCACCGTGCTCGCCGCGTTGTCTTGACACTCCCGCGCGTGCCGCTAAGGTGCGCGAATGGCAAACGCCTTTGCATCCGCACACGATGAACTAGCCGCCTGCCAGTCGGCAGAATACGGCACCGCCTGCGTCGCGACCATTGGCACGATGAGCGCGATCCCGTGCGTCATCGGCACGAACGCATTCGGCGACGTGCTTTTGCCGGGCGGAGTCGGCGAATCAGGATCGCAGTTGCTCGCCATCAAAAAGAGCCTGCTCACTGACTACGCGGACACGGTGAAATATCCGAACGGCGAGCCGCCGAAATTCACGCCCGTAACGGTGCGCGGGCAAGATCACGTCATCCTCGACGTGGACGAGCGCGACGGCATTTTCTACATCACGGTTGGCGACCCAACAGCTTCCGAGTAATGCAACAGACCATCGGAAACAAAATCGAAGCGTGGGCAATTCAGGCGCTGCGCGCGGCGGCAACGCTGCCGTTCGACCTGCAAATTGAGGCGTTCAACAGCAGCGCGGAGACAGCAACGGAGCGCATCGTGGTGAAGGCCGAGGTTGGCGAGAAAATGCTGGAAGGGCAGAAGCCATACGCCGCGCAACTCGACGTGTCATTCCACACGGTGAACCGCGACGCGGACGAGGCCAATGACGTATTTGCCAAGGCTGAGGCATCGCTTGTATCGCCAGCCACATCCGCATACGTCAACGCCAACTTCACTTGGTTGCTTGTAATGACCGAGGCCGCAAGAACGACGATGGAAACGCGCGGCAATTTTCGCGTGTTCACCCGCACAATTCCCTTGCAAGTCGCGAGCGTTTAACGTAAAAGCGAAGCACTATGGCTGCACTCTCACAAACCGCCGCGTCGTTCATTCCATCGTCGGGCGCGCAGTATTCCCCATTTTACGTAATCGGCGCAACCATCATCGCAGCCGGGCAGCCGTGCTACGTTGACACCGCAGGACTTCTCCAGTTGACCGACAGCAACGGCAGCATCGCGGCCTCCGCGTGCGATGGCCTCGCCGCCCTTGGAGGCAGCGTCGGGCAGTCCGCGCGTCTTGTGACCTCGGACGCGAACCTTGTTCTTGGTTCTACTCTTGTCATCGGAGACACCGTGTGGACGCACACGACGGCTGGCGCGATCACCAAGACCGCCGCCGACAACACGACTGGCGTGGGCACCTGTTGCCTTGGCGTTGCGAAGTCCACGACCGTGCTTAACTTCCGTCCGCTCGCCGCAGGCGCGCTCACACCGTAATGGCACTCTCCGCACAGCAGGAAAAAGACGTTCAGGAAATGGCCGCAGGCTTGCGCCGTTCCATCGCCGCGCTGGAGTCGCTGAAAGACGGCGTGGACCGCAGCGCGACAATCTCCGCCGAGAAACAGCAGCTTGCCTCGCTGGAAAAACAACTTCCGAAACCCGCACCCGCAACACCCACCAAATCCTAATCATGGCCGTTCAACTCGTATCATTCACCAACGGAGTCTGGGGCATCGCCTCCGAAGAACTCGGCATCAACTGCTCTAAGTTTTCCGTCACCGTCTCGCCGGAAATCAACGAATGGATTCCCGGCATCAACGGGCAGGCTCGCGGCAAGGTTGTCGGCGACCCGCAAGGCGAACTCGACATCGAAGGCGAGACGCTCGACATCACCACGGCGAGCAGTCTTTTCGTCCACAACTTCTACACGGCGTTCGTGCCGGTCAATTCGACCACCTACTTTGGCCGCTCGGCTGGCGGATTCTATCGCGACACCGGAACCGTTGACCTCGAGCGCAACGGCCTCAAGAAAGTCACGGCCAAGTATTCCAGCCGCTTCGCAGTCGCCTAACCTATGGCCACGGACACGGCAGTATTTCCGAATGTGCAGATTCAGGGCAACCTCGCCGTTGCCGGAAACCTGCCATCGTATCCGCGCAGCAGCCTCGCCACAGACACGAATCAAATCCTCCCGCTGCCATTCGACATCTGGCGCGTGTGGGATTCGGTGGGCACCGTCCTTCCCGCGACAAGCTCCAGCGACGACCTCGGCTATTACACCGGCACGCACGGCACGGCTGGCAGCTACATCGGCACCAGCGACCTCAAGATGGCGGGCGCAACCACGCGCTACGCTCGCTGCCTCAAAGTGCTTCCGCCGTCCTACGTCGCAGCCGCTACCGTCACGGTGCGTTTTTCGGCAGGTTGTATCACGACCATCGCCGACACCGCTGCGACGCTCATCGTGGACGTGCGGAAGGTTAGCCGCGACCGCACTGTTGGCGCGAACCTTTACGCCGGAGCCGCAGTCAGCATCCGCAGCGTGACGCTTGCCGAGACTTCATTCGCGCTCACGTCCTCGGGCCTGCTACCGGGCGACATGCTCGACATCAAAGCCGCCATTGCCGTCACGGACGCCGCTACTGGCGCCGCCGTAATCGGCGCGTGGGCTGCGGCGGAGCTTTACACTTCGATCCAAGGCTAACCATTCAACACGCCGAAAGGCCAGGGCGACGGAACCCTGTTCAAAACGTCAATCAAACCACATGGATATTTTTGAAACGACCGACGAGGAACTTGCACTCAGCCTCGTCACATCGGGATGCAAGCTAGCAGGCAGCGACACCGGAGACGTGCCGCCGTGCATCAACCACTACACGCCGGACCTTTGCCGTTCGCGTCGGCTGCTCCCGCAAACGCCCGTCTCGCCGCAGGTATTCGAGTCGGCTGTCATCGAAGCGCGGGAGCGGAAGATCCCCGGCATCGTGACTTGGCGCATCGCCAAGGACACGGAATTTGCCCGCGCAATCAAAGCGTGGGACGCGATGGTTGAGGAAATGCACAAGGCCAAAGCGGAGAAGCGCGAACCGAACCTTCCCGACATTTCAACGGAAACCGTGATGCAGGCGCTCTACATGCGCAGGCTGAACCACAAGCCCATGAAAGACCACATCTGGGTTGTCTGCCCATCGCTGAGTCTCGGCAAGGCCAGCGTGAAGGTGAAGCCGATTGACGGCGTGCCAGATGAAATGTCCGCGCCGCTGAGTTACACCGCCGAGGGCACCGCCGTTTTCTGGAATTTGAACACCACAGCGGAGAACCGCGAAAAAATAGGAGCACCCAAAAAACCATGAGCGACGAAATCACACCCGAAGAATCATCTTTCATCAACGCCAAGCGAGGCTTCGAGCTATTCGGCACCCCGCTCGCGCCATACACCGCCAGCCGCAAGGTGGCAGCGCAGACGATGGGGATGCAATGGCCGTTCATCGGCGAGGCCGCGCTTGCGCAGTTGCAGGCAACCAACATGTATCCCGGCGCGATCCGCGACACCGCAATCCTGCTTTGGCTATGCACGCTGCCCGACGCAAGCACGGCGCTTGCCCGTGGCGTGTGGACACCCTCGCGGGCGCTGTCCAAACCGGACGAGGCGCGCGACGCCGCGCTGGAATGGGCCGACAAATGCGGCATCACCGATTCGAGCGGGCCGAAGTTTGGCGAGGCGTTTCAGATTTTCTTTGCCATCGTGACCGGCGTGGATGCCGCGCAGTTCCGCATCGAGGTTGAGAAAACTGGCAGCGGAGAATCAGGGGACGAGTCGGGAAAAGTCTAGCCTCGCAGTCGCAATGGGCGCATCTCATCGCTCACGTCCATGCGGTTTGCGGGGCTTCACCGGACGAAATCTGGCACCGAATGCCGCTGGCCGAGGCGCTGCAATACGACGCGATATGGTGGCAGGACTTCGACCGGCAACGGCAGATGCACGCCTTCGACAAGGTGGTGCGCATTTACGTGCTTTCCGTGTTTGCCAAGGACGGCGGAGACGTGCTAGTCTAGCCGCCATGCTCACGCTCGACACTCGCGACTTTGAAAGGGCGCTGCTCAATTACGCGAGCGCGACCGATAAAGACATGGCCGAAGTGTTGAATCGCGCGGGCCGAAACATCGCGTATCGTGCCGCGCAGTTCACTAAGCCAGCACAGCCCGGACAGATTCGTTCCGACATCCTCGCGCAAGAAGGATTGCTGGAGGCGCTGACATCGCGCCGGTTGAAAAAGAAAGGCGTTGCGCGCGGCGCGGACTTCGCCGCTGAGATGAAAAAGACGCTCGCCATCCGCATTGGCTCGGCGCGCTATTTGCGCGCGGCATGGGCGGAAGCGATTGCCAAATTTGGCGGAGCGTTCAAGGGAAAAAAGATGCGCGGCGCATCCGCTTTGGTGAAAAAAGCAAACGCCGTGAGTCTGCTAACTGAAATCACCGCACTTGTGAATCAGCCGACAAACGCAAAGGCTGACAGCGCGGAGTCGAAGATGATGCCAGCGTTGCAGGAGGCGGTTGATTTTGTCGCTGCCGACATGCTCGACTACGCAGCGAAGAAAATGCAGGCCAACGCGAAGAAAGCAGGACTCTGACATGGCAAAGACCGCACAGCTAAAGGCAGTTCTTACGATGGATCAAAGCCAGTTCGTGCGCGGCGCCGCGCGTGCGCTGGCCACCGGCAAAGCCCTCGCGCGCCAGTTCGCGCGCAACCCCGTCAAGCTACTGGCCACAGGCGCATTTCTCGGCGCGGAGAAAGCCGTGCGCGGGATGGGTTCAGCATTCGGAAATATGGCGGGAAGAGCTGGCAGGGCTATGACTGGATTATATGCGAAGATCGCAGCCGTTGCTGGCGTGGCAGGCTTTGCAAAAGGGATAGAGGGAGCCTACGCATTCGGCAGCGAATTGCAAGACATGCACGACCGCACCGGAATCGCGGTGGAGAAACTTGTCGTGCTCACGCAGGCTCTAAAGGACAACGGCATCGAGTTTGACGCGCTGGTTCCAGCCATCAAGAAAATGCAGGTTGCGCTTGTCGGCGCGGCGCAAGGCGGCAGCGCAAAGGCATTTGAGCAAATCGGGCTACACGTCAGCGATCTGCTCGACCTCGACCCGGGCGAACAGTTCGAGCGCATCGGCGTAGCAATTTCAAAGCTGGAAAACCCCGCTGCTCGCGCGGCGGCAGCAGTTGCAGTGTTTGGCAAATCCGGACAAAATCTTCTCTCTTTTTTCGCGGATGGAACCGCGATGCAGACCGCCCGCGACAGCATCGGCGAGCAGGCGAAGCTGCTTGGTGACAACGCCGAACAATTTGACCGAATCAGCGACCGGCTTGGACGTGTGGGCGTTAAGCTGCGCGGTTTCTTCGTGGGCGTTGCTGCTCGCCTTGCTCCAATAATGGACGGACTAACAGCCGTAATGGATAAGATTGACCTCGCTGGATTAGGTGGCGCGCTGGCCGACAAGCTAAAGGATGCTGCGAAATGGATCATCATCGCAATCAAGGAGCCGCAAAAAACAATCACCTTGATCTGGGAAACCATGAAGCTCGGCGCGGCGAATTTTGTGGATTGGTTCGCCGAGGCTTTGGCTAACGGAATCGGCAAGGTGTGGAACGTGATGGCACCCGGCCTTGCCGGAATGATTAACAAAATCATCGGAATGGCAGGGCCGTTGGCTGGCATGATTCAAAAGGTGAAGCCCGAGGACATGCCGAAGATGGAGACGAATCACACGTTCGATATTTTCGGTCGGGCCGGGCTGGAAGCGAAAGCTGCCAAGGCGCGCAAAGCCCTCAACCCTGCAGACGCGGCGGCTGAGGACGCGATTGAGCGCGCGTCGCGGTTCAGTATGCCGAAGGGACAATGGATTGGAGCATCATTCAAGGGCACCGAAGTCACGAACAAAGCCTCCCGCCCACAGTCAGCAACCGATGCTCGCAACATGCAGGCAAACATGGGAATGGGTTTTTCTGCTCCCGGCTATCATCCGATGGAGCTTGGAATGGCAGGCGCACACATGGCGCAAACCGGATTCGCTCAGGCCAACAATGACAAGTTGCAAAAGCAGTTCAACTCATGGCGGTTTCAGGGCTTCGACATAGCCGGAAGCGCACCGCTCACGATGGCGAAGAATCGCGCCACAGCGGGCGGTGGAGTTGAGGCGATGAAGCGAATGCAAGGCATGACGGAATTTCAGCGCGGCGGAATGAGGCTGCCGGGCGGGATGAACCCCAATGCGGTGCCGACAACCGGCCTGCTAAAACACCGCGAGCTAGAGAGCATCCGCAGCATGGCGGCGGCGCGCGGAATCTCTCATGTTGACGGAATACCGACGCGCAGGCCGGGCGAGGTTCGAGCGGGCGACGCAGCACGGCGCAAGGCATTCATTCGAGACCAAGAGCGGAAACGCATGGGCAATTTGACCGAAGCGGAAACACTCAGTGAGGTGATGAAAGCCGCGCAGGAAACCGCCGCCTCGACAAACAAAATGGCAAAGGTTTTATCAGAATGAGCGCACTCCATTACATCGAAGATTCGACCTTCATCCAAGTTAAGCCGCCCCAGTGGGGCCGCAACTTCACCGGCGAGTTTGACACATGCACCGTCACCTATCAGGGCGCGCAGTATCGCATGCCCGCTTTTCTTAATACGATTTCCGGCTATGGCTACCTCGTCTGCACAGACGAGGCTGGCGCAAATCTGAGCGACGCATCCATGTTTCTCACAAGCTGGACGAGCGATGATAACCCGGTGCTGCCGACCGTCACGCTGAACTTTCTTGGAATGCGCGGCGGAGCCGGGCGCAACGTGTTAGCTGAGGACGATGTTTCGCTGCAAACCGCGCAGACGACCAAGGCAATCACCGATGCTTCTTCGGTGAATTACCAGAAAACACTCACCTGCTCAGTCACCTACATCGGCTCGCGGACGACTTACAAATGGGGAGCCGGTGCCAACCCCGGTGCGACGCCGACTTATTCAGTGGTGCGCAATATCCCCGTGTTGAACATGGGCAGTTCGGGCATCCGGCAAATGACATTCAGCGGAATGGTTGACGACGACGGGCAGCCTTCCGGTTCGATCCCGCTAGGTGAGGCAACAGCATTGTTTAACACATTCACGTTCGTGCAACAGACGACATCCTTCACCGTCTCGGAAGCTGTGCCCGGCAAGCTGTGGCAGTGCCAGAGCGTCAATGAATACATAATGAAAGGAGCCTAATGGCATTCCCAAGCAAGCCAGAGCCAGCAAAGAACGGGTGGATTAACCGAAGCATCGAGCGGTTCAAGGCGTGGGCTTACTCGCGCCAGCCGATTCCGAACCAGCAGGATTTCGACGTGACCGAAGGGGCAGACGGCGTGCGCTTTTCCATCAAGAAAAAGCTGCTACCGCCAGAGCCTAAGCGCGAGCATCGGGAGTTTCACGTCGAGGCAGCAGGAAGCAAAAAGCTGCGCGTGTTCAACGGCACGCTTTTCGGGAAACTGCCAACCGGCTTCTCGGCGAATGACGACCCGGTGTTCGAGATAACGGCGCGCGTGGATTCGTCGCCACTTCAAAGCGGGGACAAGATTTACGCGAAGGTAACGTGGAACAGGACAGTCAGCGCGTTTGGCGCCAGCGCGAGCACGATTACCACCCGCACGGTGGAAGCGGCGGCAACGGTGCCAACAAATGATTACCTGACCGCGACAAGGCACTACCTACTTGCCACGATCACGCTGCCAGCCTCGAACGTTCCGGTTGTTAGTCAAAGCCGATGGGGGCCGATTGACGACTTGCCGGGCACGGCCTCAAATAACTACGTGCTCCGCTACGGTGCAACCGGCGCGGCTGATACCGCATACTACGATTTACTCTACACAAACAAAGGGCACAAGTCGGACGGCTCCGACCTCGCGCCAAGCTATAATTCGATTCAGACCTATCAAAGCGGCCTTTGCAGAGTCTATAACGATGCGGGAACGATGAAGATTTTCATCGCGCCGATCACGGTGAACTCAATCGGCCAAATCACATGGATCGGCCCCGAGGCGCAGGCATGGCCGTAAAACTTGACGCACTCCCGAAAATCCGCTACAACCCAACATCATGCCGCGCGACCTTGACCTGACATTCGACATCTCCACCGGGGCGCTCACGCTCGACCGCGTTGTTGGAAACTACGTCAAACGCTCGGAAACGCTCACGCTGTCAGTGACCATCGTTTCCAACGGTGCATCCGCCACTATCCCGGCAGGGCTTGTCGGCACGCTCAAACCCGTCAACACCTACGGCACAACGCTCGCGCAGTGGACTACGTTTTCCCAAGTTGGCGCGACGAATGTCTATACGGCCTCGACCACGATCAACGCCGCCGCCGTCACGACGCTGCTCGGCACGACCACGGAGCAGGCCAACTGCGTGTTCGACTTTGCTGGCGCTGGCGTTGTGGAGTCTGACACGCTCGCGCTCGTCTTGAAAAACAACGTGACGCGCGACGATGACACCGCCCCGACCGCGCTGCTCAACCGCAACGATTTCCTAGTCACGAACGGCACCGGCCTGCTCGTCAACGTCGCAGCGGGCTACGCGGCCAACGGCGCATTCGTGGCAGCGCAGGCATCGCTGGCAATCACGAACGCGACGAACTACATCGAGGTTACGGCGGCAGGCGTGGCCAGCGTCAACACCACGGCGTTCACGGCTGGCAGCTACCCGCTGGCAACCGTTGTTGCGAGCGCCGGAGCAATCACCAGTAACACGGATCTGCGCGCGTGGATTACTCCGAAGCCCGCAACGGCTGGCGGAGTAACGGACGGCGACAAGGGTGAAATAACAGTCAGCAACAGCGGCGCGACGTGGACGATTGACAACGACACCATCACGCTCGCGAAGCTGGCGCACATGCCAACGGATCGCGTGTTGGGCCGCACAACAGCCGGGACAGGCACGCCGGAACTGCTGACAATCAGCGGCAGCGGCAGCGTGGCGATGACGACCTCTCCGACGTTCGCGACGCCCAACCTCGACACACCCTCTGTGCTTGTCGGAACTAATATCAGCGGCACAGCGGCGAACCTCACGGCGGGCACGGTGACGACCAACGCGAATCTGACCGGCCACGTCACCAGCACCGGCAAC